CTTGCGGAGGTAAGTCCACTGCCACTGCTGGCGCAGGCTGTCGCTCTCGTTCCCACTTTCGCTGCTCTCTTGCAAGGCGTTTACCAATAGCGGCGTCAAGTTCCTCTTGCGAGAATGTCTTAGCTGCTACTTCCGGCGTTTCAACTACAGGTTCTGGAGTAACCGCCGTGGTTTCCAGTTCCGGCGCGGGGGCTAATTCCGCTACTTGCTCTACTTCTGACATTTTTGAATCCTAAGATTCCCTGGTCATTGGGCCAGTACAAACATTATAGACCTTCTCCTGGCGTTATGTAAAGCACACAGGAAGAAGCCGCAGTTGCGGTGAAATACCAAGTGGGCGGAAAGCTAAAAACCTCCACAGCGCCAGCCACAATTGGCATGGCGTTACCCGTTGTAGTGACTGCCGCAGCGTTAGTTGCAGCAATTGCAGCCGTTGCACCCGCCCCCAAAAATGCGGTTACTGACCCTACGTTGACTACCCGGTATTGGTTACGGGGCGGTGTTGCTGCGGTAAAACTAGGCAAAATTTGTACGGCAGTGGGTGCGCTGGAATTAGCAGTAATTAGGCTTGTGGGGCCGTTTTGGATAAATGCAGTGGTGTCAGTCATTTTTGTCTTTCAAGGTTATTTGTTTGCCAAAGCAGTGGTAGTCAGTTCACGCAGCACCAGCATTAGCACAGGCCACAGCATGATAATGTATGCCCGGTAAGGTGCAGGCACAAACTGCCCGATAAAGCCGCTATTGGCCTCAATAATGGTCAGCAGCGCACCTACTATCGCAACCCAGTAGGTCTTAGACTTCAGGCGTTGAAGAATGAGGTTCATACATTTAGGGAGTTAACATACATAAATAAGCTGGCGTTGAATTGTTTGTCGGTGCAGCAACTTTGTAAAAGTAGGTTGCTGAAACATCAGCAGTTCCTCCTACCGATACCCAACGAATTTTTGGAACGCCACCACTTGTAGCAGCCACTTTGACAATTGCTGCAATAAATACCCATTCGCCAACTGCTGCTGCAACCAGATTCTGTGACGTATCGCTGTTGGCAAGAAAACCAAAAGCATTGTTGTAGACTGCAAGATAAATGAATGGATTGTTAGCCGTGCGCCGTGCAATAGCCATTGCAACTACTGCGTCACCAGATGCTAATGAAATCGCTGCTGGCGCCATCCAATCAGTGAATGTTGAAGCAATTGACTGAAAAGTAATGCTGCCTACAGGTGTAGCCACTGGGCCAGAAGGCAGCACTTCATAGCCACCGTTAGTTAAAGTACCTGGTGGTACAGTTGTTTGTTTTGAAATACTATTTAAATTAAATCTATAATTACCTATACTCCACACATTTGGGTTAACAATGCCATTGTTGTTTAAACTAGATTTGGAGGTGCAGGAAACTGCTTCGCAAAGCACCCCAACATTATTAAAGTTAGTATTTGATTCAACTCGCATATTTCTAAAATAAGCGGTAGTTCCAGAACAGTTTGTTATGTAGTTGTCACTTTCCGTTACCGATGAATCAGGATTACTTGCGCCAAAATACATTAAATAGCCAGAATTTGCTTCAAAATAATTTCTAGCAATAGTTCCATTTCCTAATGCCATTTCTATGTGTACTGCGTTTGCTTGACCTTCAAGCAAATTGTCGCTTATGTTAAAAGTCCCAGCAAGTTCATCAATATAAATAGCGCCGCCATTTTCAGACACATTCCCTGTAAAGTTAAGATCCATGATGCTGCCTAGGCCGCCAGTACCATATAAAGCAAAGTTATTAGAAACAAAAGTGCTGTTGTGAATATTTACTTGACAAATTCCTGTTGTTAGTCCACCAGTGCTTGATAGGTCTGAAACAATGCCTTTATCAAAACCAACAAAGAAACAATTTGTTACATTAAATGGCCGTGCGGGAGCGCCACCAATTTTGTTTTTGATAGCCGTTAACGGCCCCCCTACCCCAAGTGCGCTACTCACAAAAGATATGTTTTCGCAGCTAAATGAGTAGCCAGTTGGAACAAGCAGGTTTGTTTTTGTGAAGATGAACATACTTTCCATCCCCGCAGCCCCAGTAATTTTAGTTCCAAGATAAGAAAGAGTAAAAAAACCTGCCATTGACTCGCCAACCAAAGAAAACATTTGTTCGTTATCAAAGTTGACCACCACTGGGCTTGCTAGGTAATAAGTTCCAGCGGGTATGTATAGCTGGCTGCGTCCAGCAGCATACATTGCTGTAATCGCGCTGTTAAACGCTGGAGTATCATCTGTAGACCCATCTCCTGTTGCGCCAAAATCGAGAACATTTACTGGCGCACCAGTAATCATTGAATAAGAAACTTTTGTAAGAGACATTCTTAATCCTTAGAACTACTATGGCTTAATTGCTACGCTGGTTGTTGTGCTGCTTGATTGCGCTAATGGCTTTTGCATTGCGATCATGCCTGAATGGGTCTGCCGTTAACACCTCAGACCGTTCACCTTTTGCGTTAACCCAGTAGTTCACTGGCTGGTTGGCTTCTAACGCTTCCAACGCTATTTTCAATATTTGTTCTGTTGTCATGCTGTTGCCTTTTCTGCTTGTGCTGCTTGATATGCCGCAACCACAGCCGCTGTATGCGTTGCAGCACAGATAGCCTTAACACGGGCATCCTCATTGCTGTAGTCATCGCCGGGGGAGACAACGTGGCGATGAAATGTGCCGCTAATCTGCTTGCCATCCTCAAGGATGGCGGTCTTGGTGCGTACTTGCACAGCGCCATTTTCAATTACTTCAATTAGATCAACAGAGATAATTTTTTTAATTGACATAATATTTCCTTTTAAATTAAGCAAAGACCACGTACGTTGCAGAAAAATATATATCTGCCGAATTGCCGAATAAAGCTATGGCGTTGTTTGCCGTTCCAGAAGAGGTCGTGCCTGATACAAACAAAATAATTGACCCTGCAGCGCCTATATACCCCGAAATGTATATGACGTTAACTGCCAGACCACTCCAATACCCAACGGAAATTGGGGTAAGATCAGAATTGTTGAACGGCAATCCCGACAAAGTGGTTGTTGAACCAGTGCCAAGTACGTTTATTTGTATGTGTCCAATTACAGTAACTAGCCTGCCCACCCTTGTATATTTTCCTGTTTGTGCGGTATAAGTTGCAGTCCCCCCAACACTTGGCGTCCAAGTCCCTTCTTCATAGTCAGCCAACAACTCGCTGGTCATGCCAGCAGGGTGGCTAGTGATAGAAAAGTCAATGCCTTTACCTGCTGTGCCAATAACTAGGTTTCCAGTGGACAGGGTAACGTCACCAGCAAACGTAATTGGCGTTTTGATCTGGCTGGCATCAATAACTGAATTTGCTACTTTTAACATGGCGATTCCTAATTGTAAACAACTTCGATAATAGATGTGTCGGGAGGGGCTTGGGTAAACGTCACCGTGCCGCTGGTTACGGTGTAGGTATTGCGGTTCTGATACACGCCGTTGATGTAGATGGCAGCTACGTTATCCGCAGCAAAGAAAGCAATTTGTGTCCCATCACCAACAAAATCTAATGCAGTAACAGCAACACCAACAATTCGGATATTGTCTACCGTCCAGATCAACACGCCTGCGCTGGTATAGAGCGCCAGTTTGTAGCTATCAGCGCCAAGCCACACATTGGCTTCGCCACGGCTGTCCAAGACGATGGGGTTGGTGTTGGCGCTGACGCCAGTGCTGTCGGTGTAGGTGGCTAGTGGCGTAGTTGTGCCAGCAGCGTAGGTGTACAGCAGCCCACCAGCCAGCGGTGCGCCGTTGGCATCAAAGAATTGCAGCTTGGGCGTGGGGGATAGTGATGTTGTACTCATGCTAAAAACCTCAGTTTGTAGAGGGTACGCAAATAAATCTCAACAATGTTGTCAATCAATTGCTGAAGTGAAGTGTCTGTTTTGTCGCAAACTTCATAGCGCACACTTTCAATCTCATCAAGTTGGCCTTGTAAAAAGTCAATGATGTTGGCTGTTTTTTTGTTGCTGCCCAAGGTGATCTGCCCCATGAGGCCGTAGCGTCCTTGGTAGGCTTCGGCAAAATCATCCGCAGCGCCCACAATGCGATCATAAAAAATATTGAGCGCAACGTGTTTGGAATAGCTGCGGGTGTTGAGGTGAACGCTGTGTGCCACATCCCGCCCAAGGAATAGCAAGCCTACAAATTCGTTGCCTTTCATTGTGGCATCCCTTGTGGTTCCATTTCTGGCATACCAAGGTCACGCCCTGGCATTTCATTGATAAGATCGCCGCTAGTAATCATGCCGTGAATCGTACCCATTACCACCTCTTGCACTTGCTCTGGGGTCATGGCGGCAGACATTGCGGTTAGGCGTTTGGTTTCTGCATCGTAGGCTTTGACCTCAGAGTCAAACCGCTTGATTTCTAGGTCTTGCGCTTCCATTGACTGTTGGACGTTTTGCAGCATATCTTGCATCTGCTGCATTTCCTGCCCCATTGCTTGCATCTGCATATTGGCGGCTTGCAAAGCTGGGTCTTTGTCGTCGCCCATAAGTTTAGGGTCAATGGTCTTAGCCAACCGTTTAGCCAACTCATCCGCACCAGGCCAGTCCATGTTTTTAACAAACAAATCGCCTGCCACCGCCCACAGTTGGGGGTTGCCTTGCAACAGGTTCGCCATTTCTTCCCGTGTTTCTTGCCGTTTGGTGCTGTAGCTGGGGCCGGTGGTCACCACCACATCGTACTTGCCCACATTAGGGTTGTAAATTTTGTCAATCTCAATGCCTTGCTGGTCAACGATTTTTTTGACCGGCATCTCTTGGGATGGGTCAATCTTTGCCATGTCAGTCTCACCATCTTCACCAATGATTCGGGCAATCCGTTGGGTGTCGTAGATTTTGGGAATCATGTCCACCAGTTGCCGGGTCACGTAGCGTATGGCACGGGCTAGGTTGTCTACATAGTGGTAAGTGCCAACGTCACCCTCACGCTGACGGGCCAAAATAGCCTTGCCGCTGCGCTCGTTGCCGCCCATGCCCAGACTAGCGTTGTACTGCCCTGTCGCCGCTTTAATATCCTCAGATGCCCCCGATTTGGCTTGCAAAAGGCCGCTAGAGGCCATCGGAGGCTGTGCGCGTTGGGGCAGTGGCAGACTCCCGCCAGCACCGTCAGTCACATCTGGGTTGACCTCTAAGTAAGGCCAGTTGGTGGTGTTGGCTGTCTTCCATTGGGTTTCGTACCCTTCAAACTGCCCACCGTAGCCAATAAACGGAGCCTTGGGCGCCAGGGCCAGCATCTCGGCTTCTTGGCTAACCCAATAGTTGTACATCCGCTGGGCATCCTTGGCGTTTCGCACTAGGCCGGAGACATAAATTTGCCCGTCAACCTCAAACTCGTTGCCCACCACCCGCACAATAGGGATGTACTTACCCGCCCAATCGCGCTTCTCCAGCACCTCGTAACCGTTAGTCTTGACCCAGCAGACTTTTTCTCGCTGCACAACCCGGTTTTTAAGAGGTTTGCCGTAGAGCATCTTGAGTTGCTTGTCATCAGGCGTGTTGTTGAACGCCGTGATGTTGTTGGGATAGAGATTCAATGTCTCTGGCTTGTACTCCACATAGAAATACTCCGCAATCCGCACCGTGTCATCCCGCAACCAGTTTGTTAAGTCTTGGTCGCCAATCCCAAGGGATTGCAAGCTACTGATAGGTGCAGCGTTGGGATACAGTCGGTAGTACTCGTCTTTGGGCAAATCGTCAGTGACAAAACACCACCGTGCATCCGCACCGCATGGGTCTTGAATGGCGGGATCCATAAACACCGAAAATGAGTTGCGAATTCGCCCAATCTTAAGGTCTTGGTCAAAGCTGTTTTCGTCGCAGTACTCAGTCAGTACGCGAATGTAGCCTTCGCCATAGGTGACTTGGTTTTCGCAAGCCGTGTCGTAGGCCGTGTCAGCGTCACTGATATACTCAATGTGCCGCACTATCCCGTTGAATATCTCTGCCATCTCAGGGTCAGCAACGTCATCCGCAGGTATAACTTTACCGCTGGGCCTATTGTGGCGTTGGTCGTTTGTGACTTGGCGCACGTGTTGCGGCAACTTGTTAATAGTCAGGCAGGGACGGGCGTTGATGGTCTGCCCCTGCACCGCCCCGCGAGTCGCTAGTACGTCAGCAGGCCATTGCCACTGGTTGTCTGGACTACCCGCCATGAATCGCAAGTCGTCTAGTTCGTTGCTGCGCGAGTCACTGTAGGCATCCACCGCCATTGTCAGGCGTGAGCGCATGGTTGCCAGCATATCGTGCTGGTCATCATTAGTGCTGCCGTCACCACCCCCGCCGACATTGGCAACTTGACCAACCTTGTTAATGCCGGTGTAGTCAGCCATTACTTTTGCGCCTTCTTTTTGACCGCATAAGCTATCGCCACGGCCTGTTTCACCGGCTTGCCAGCCTTGACCTCGGTTTTGATATTGGCCTTGAACGCCGCAGGCGTGGGTGACTTTTTGAGTGGCATTACTTCGCCTTCTTCGCCGTCTTAGCGGAATTTATAAAGTCTTGCTTGCTAGGCGCTGCCTTGGAGCCAACTTTGTTCATCTTCTCGCCAGAGCCAGCCTTGATGCGCTCCTGTTTAGCGTGAATGTTGGAATAGAGGCCGGGTTTAGCTGATTTCATATTAGCACTTCCATCGTTTAAGGGCTGCTTTGGCACGTTCGCCATCTTTGGCGTTGGCAGCTACTGCGCCCATTCTTGCACAAAACGAGTCTTTCCTGCCCTGATCTGCCTTGGTCTTGGGATTTGGGGCAGGAGCCTTCAAATTAGAACCAGTGGCTGCATTGTATACAGCACGGCCCTTGGCAGTCAAACCAGCGCCCTTGGACGTTGGCAGCTTCTCTCCACGCCCAACTGATAAAGATACACCTTTTTTCATGATCCCATCCATCCAGTAGACACCGCCGAGTGATCTGAATACCTGCGAGGCGCTGCTTCCCGGTACTCCCGATGCGCCACAGGGAAAGCAAACGTCACGCATATCGCATCTGCAGCGTCTGGACTAGCTAAACCCCGTGCCTTCATTTCTTTCTTGCTCTCCAAGAAGATCGTACCCCGTGAGTCAGGCTTCATCAAGGGCGAAATCAGGTCTGTTTTAAGAAACCTATCCTGCGGAATACTAGCAGATTTAAGCCAGTCCTTCATGTCACCCCACATCTGCGCCCTCATAT